CTTTACGTTTTAGTCGTATTTCCGTTATGCCATCTTCAAATATTTCTGGAAAGGATTTAACATATGCGTCCCATAGTACTCCGCCAACAACACCACGTCTTATAAGTTTTGCACTATTGCCTAATATTAGTAATCCGTAATCCTTAAAAGTATTAGTAATTACATTAGTTGTATTATCTTTAATTGCACCAGCATTTCTATTGACTCTGTTAATCTCTCCTGTTGGTGTTATGCCAACAGTTGTGCGTATATCAGCACTTGGTACAGCAGTATCGCCGTATGCAGTCAGTTCAGGTCTACTTTGTTCTAATCCAATAGTACCTCGAGATTCATCATAGATGCTCTGTACAATACTTGTAACTACACCTAGTCTTTTTACTTTTGTAGGTGGTGAAATATATATCGGTGTTTTAAATCCTAGTGTAGCAACGTCTATTTCAGTTTCTGTGCCTACTGGAATACTTCTTGAACTAAAACCAATAGTATCTAAATTTACTACACTTAAACTAGTCCAGTCAACGTAATTATCTGTGGTTTGTATTTCTAAACTTGGATTGAACAACATTAGAATTTGCTCCATTAATTGCAATTTCTGATCTGTATTTGTAGTCCACAAGTCTACATTTACACTGAGTGTATAAGGAGTTGGCATTAATCTTTCAACTGTATAATTTTTACCTTCAGTGTTTAAATATTCCTTACCATTACTATCGTATGCACGTTCTCTAATGTTTAATTTATTAACATAACTTGCATCGCTCAATCTAGCCATATCCATTTCAAGTCCGGTTATATACACAGCCATACGAGGTGCGCTAGGAATTTTATTTTCACTATTGTCTCTTAGTATGTGCCCTACTTGACGAGTAATATCACCGTACATTACTGGCACTTCAGTAGTTTTTCCGTTGCCGTCTTTATATGAAAAATTACTCATAAGTCTTACAATTTGAGTAATATATCTACGTATTTGTCCGTCATAAAAATGTTGCATTAATTATCCGCCTTAGGTCTAAGTGCTTTAGATAAACTTTGTCTTTGAGTTACAGATTCGCCACCTATTGTATCAGTGTTTGTGTTATTAACAAATGTGCCTTTTTGTGTAGATTTTGTATTTGTATTAGTAAGTGTCATACGCACCGAATCTTCTTGTTTAACCCAACGAGATCCGTCATTTCTAAATAATCTATTTGGCATAAAATCTGTCCTTAAGAAAAAGTCTCCTTCTACGCTGTTGCTCGGGAATGTAATACCGTGTCCAAATGCTTCACCATTACTAGGTATACCGTCACCTAGTAAGTAACCTTGGTAACCTTCTCTTTTCGGAGTTTGCATTACTCTATCAGCAAGTTCGTTTGCTGTGCTTGCATCTAAATCGTTAGTGTCTACAGTAACTAGGTCAACCTCTCCGTTGTCGTCAGTAGCAAGACTAAAAAAATGACTAGTATCATAACCTGATTTTGCAGCATCGGCTTCCGCTTGTGCAACTACAGCATTATTAATTTGCATTTCTTGCTCGTAAGTAGACAATAAATCTCGCAATGTGTTGCCACCTGGATTACCTTCTTCTGCAGGAAGATCGAGTATTTCTTTGTATTCTTGACTATCCATAATTTGTTTAAGTTTTACTCTATACAAATGCGGATACCAAGTAGGTGAAAATCCTTCAGCAGCTCTGTTAACATCTTCAACAACGTAAAAACGTTTTAATGCAACACTGTAATCATTAAGAGCATACTCGTCTTTCAAATGAGGTAGCTCAATAACGTCACCTGCCATAATTTTCCTACCAAGTGTTTTTACACTTGAAGATATATGTATAGTCATAAACAATGTATCATTAGATAAAAATAAGCCAAACTGACTCATGTTAAAGTCTATGTCTTGTACATTGTATATTCCTCTTAAACTGTAGATATCAGGATCGTATTTACGATCTCTGTTTTCCATAAACAACATATCTTGTATATTAGTTTCGGTAACAGCATCGTATTTTGGCTGATCAGCAGTCGCATCTGCTTCATTTGGATTTTTAGGCCCTAAATATTTGTGAATAAAAACGTCTGTACCACCTACAGTGAACATTTCAAAGATGCGATTATCTATGAATTCGAAGTCTTTACCCTTTTCTGGTTTATATAAACTAAGTCTCGGCATACACATATTTATCGATAGTAGACTAATACGATAAATACTACGGAGACTATAAGTATGGCAACACTAAAAACAAAAAAACAAGAAGTATTTGACTATGTATACGCTATGTTAGGCGGAGGCATGGTTGATGTTGAATTAGATCCTGTGCATTATGAAACAGCTATTACAAAAGCACTTACAAGATTTAGACAAAGATCAGATAATTCAGTAGAAGAGAGTTATTTCTTCATGCCCACAGTGACTGATCAAAATACATATACTTTACCAAATGAAGTTGTGGAAGTACGTCAAATATTCCGTAGATCAATTGGCTCTAGATCAGGCGGTGGCGACGGCGGAACACTATTTGAACCATTTAACTTAGCGTATACAAATACATATTTGTTAGCAAGTTCAAACATGGGCGGATTAGCAACTTATGATTTCTTTAGTCAGTACCAAGAATTAGTAGGTAGAATGTTTGGATCTTTTATAGAATTCAAATGGAATACAACTACAAAACAACTAACTATATTACAGCGTTCTCGTACAGAAGAAACATTAATGTTACTGTGTTATAATTACCGTCCAGATGAACAACTACTAGATGATTACCTAGCAAAACAATGGATTAAAGACTACACTGTTGCAACTTGCAAATATATGCTAGGTGAAGCACGTAGTAAATTTGCTACTATTGCTGGACCACAAGGCGGAGGCCAACTTAATGGTGATGCTTTGAAAGCAGAAGCACAGCAAGAAATGGAAAAACTTGAAGGCGAAGTTTCTACAGCAGTACCAGGCGGCACTGGTTATACCTTTACAATAGGTTAATTTTTATTTCTTAGAAAATTAGTGATTGATTTTACGTTTTTTCGCCAATTGCTCATGTCTTTTTTGTACTCGTGCATAACAAAATAGCTATAAGCATTGTTTGCATACACATCATCAGCAGTCATTTTTTCTACTTTTAAATTTATCTTTTCGTTTGTAAGGGGTACTAATTGGCACAACGGTGTTCCTGCTTTTACTAAAAACTCTCCGTTTAATTTATGCCATTGTAATTGCAAATTTACTTCATTATATTTGTTACTATCTATTATACCGTGACATGCAGAAAACATATTATGTTCTGGATAAGGTATAGGCATTTGTAAAAATTGCAAATCGTCACTTGCAGATAGTTTCCAAAATGTGTTTATTTTAAGTATCAAATCAGAACTATCATCTCGAGCTGGCGTATAATCATGTAATTGTCTTGTAGGATGAAAACTGATATATTTGCCTTTTATGTCTTTGTTAAATTTACTAGGATCAATGTTCATGTGCCATTCTAGATCCTTTTTATCTCCGTCTGTCTTGATTACAAAATCAAAAGGAGCAGTAATTATAAATCCTTTGTGCATAAGATCTACTATACCAGGACACCTTGCAGTGTTACCTGATGTATGAGATACAGGACAAGTTTTGTTATGCGTAGTGACTTCTTTATTTAATTTTGATAGCCATGAAAATTTGTAATCTTTAGCATGTATTACTGGGTGCGCTATTTCTACACCTGGTATTTCGTTCACAAATCTAACAAATTTCTTCTTTTTAAACATCATTTTGGTTGACAAATGCTTTCATATTGTATATAATAGTTATTAACTTTAAGGACTTAATCTATGATAATTGGTATATGCGGTTTAATTGGCAGTGGCAAAGACACTATTGCAGATATACTTGTACAAGAAAAAAACTTTGAGAAATTATCGTTCGCAGATAAACTTAAAGACGGTGTTGCTAGTGTATTTGGATGGGATAGACAAATGCTAGAAGGCAAAACTGATTCAAGCAGAAGCTGGCGAGAAAAAGAAGATACGTTTTGGACCAAAGAAACAGGACGTAGTATAACTCCAAGACTAATATTGCAAGAGTTTGGCACAGATTGTATGCGGCAAGGGTTTTACGACGGTGTATGGGTAAGTCTAGTTAAAAAACATGTATTAGATCATCCACATAAAAATTTCGTTATTCCTGATGTACGGTTTGAAAATGAAGCAAATATGATACACAGTATCAACGGTCAAGTGTGGCGTGTTAGAAGAGGACCTGACCCTGTTTGGTTTAGATTGTATACCGACCTTGGACAAGAACCAACCGATGTGCATGAGTCAGAATGGAGATGGGCAAACGTAAATTTCAACAAAGTTATAGATAATAGCAACACACTACTTGAACTTAGAAGTCGGGTAAAAGGTCACCTTGCTTCCATTTGACTCCTTGTTTCTGTAACAAACGTTGGCAGTTAGCGCATATTGTTTTCAAATTGTTAGGTCTACAATTTTTCAAATCTCCGTCAATGTGATACACATTAAATTGTTCAGAGTGATTACTTTCAAATGCACACTTTTCGCAATAATCTTTTTTATCGTATCCTCTTTGTTTCCACATAGGTACACCGTAATTAACTCCATTTCTTAAACATCTTTCGCACAGGCTTCTATAAAAAGTTTTAGTGCCTTTTTTATAATTTACAGCACAAGGCCGTTGTTTACATTTGCATAATGGACGCATATTGTATTTACCTCACCTTTTCGGTGCCTTTTTCTGGGCTGATATTAGCTGGTATTTAAAAATTTATGCTAAATAATAATAACAAAGTAATGTCCACGATAGGAGAATAACATGGCACTAGTATCCCCAGGAGTACAGGTAAGCGTAGTAGACGAAAGTTTTTATACCCCCGCTGAACCAGGTACAACACCAATGATCTTCGTTGCTACGGCACAAGACAAAAAAAATGCAGCAGGCACTGGTACAGCACCAGGAACAACTGTTGCAAACGCAGGAGTTCCGTATCTACTAACAAGTCAAAGAGACTTAGCAGATACATTCGGAGATCCAGTTTTCAAATCAGATACAAATAATAATATGATACACGGCGGTGAACTTAATGAATATGGTTTACAAGCAGCTTATTCATATTTAGGTGTAGCAAACAGAGCATATGTAGTAAGAGCAGATGTTGATCTAGCTGAATTAGAAGCAAGTGCAACGGCTCCAGCTGCAAACCCAACAGATGGCACATACTGGTTAGATACTGCAAATACATTATGGGGAATTCAAGAATGGAACGGCGCAAGTGTTTTAAACTCAGGACAAGTTTTCACAAACAAAGCGCCAGTAGTAATTACAAGTAGCACAGACTTATCAAATACAGGATCACTAGTCACAAATGGATACGCTGGGGAAATTCCATCTGCTACTGTAGGTTCAATTGGATCATATGCTGTAGTTGCAACAACAACACTAATTAGAATATTTTATAGAAACTCATTTGGTACTTGGGTACTTGTTGGAAGTGATCCGTGGACAAAAAGCCGCCCTACTATAGTTGGTACAGCGTCTAATCCATCGTTTGCTGGTACAGCGGCTATAACAATAAACGGTACAAGTGTTACTGTAAACAGTTCAGATACAGTGACTGATGTAGCATCAACAATAAACGGTTTAAGTATTCCAGGAGTTACAGCAGCCTCAGTAGATCTAAAATTAGAAATTTATAGTGATGGTACAAGTTCGGGTGCAGATGATAGTTCATTAGGCGGTCCAGTACTTATTGGCGGCGATGCAACTAGATTAGG